CGATGGACGCGCTGACGCTGTTCTGATTGGTCTATGGGGTGGTGTATGACTCTACAAGAAGATGAACGTAAGACGCTGAAGGCGCACATCCTCTGGCTGGGGACTGAGTTGGAGAAGTCCAGACTCCAGTGCCGAGCCAAGACTGAATTGCTGAAGCGAATGCTGGAACCAGAGGACTTGGGTCATGCCGTGAGCCAGGAGATTCGGACCTTGGTGTACCAAATACTCATCGAAGACAGTCACAACGAAAGAGACGCATGGAACAGATAAAACAGACACTGCTCAGGCCCAGTGCTGCGGGACGATGGATTGCTTGCCCCGCAAGCGTTCAGCTTTCAGCCAAGATGCCAATGGGAGAGTCAGGTGCTGCCGCGCAGCGTGGGACTGCAATTCACTCTCTGTCGGAGTCATGCTTTATGACCTCCAGCTTGCCAGAGGAGTGGCTGGGCGTGGAGGTGGAGGGTGTCAGGATGGACGAGGAGGCCATCACTTACGCTCGCAAGCACTTGGACTACATTGAGGGAGAGGAGAAGCGTTTGGGTAACGTATTCGTTGAGCAGTACGTCACTGCCCTAGACACGCACAACGTCCGAGTTGCGGGTACTGCTGATGTCCTGGGCTGGTCAGATGACACTGGTGAATTCGTCATTGGTGACCTAAAGACAGGGCGGGGATACGTTGACGCTGATTCAGATCAGATGCGTATCTATGCACTCGGCGGTATGCGTCTGGCAAAGAAGACATTCAAGACGGTGACAATGACGATCGTCCAGCCAGTGCATGGCGTGAACCGCAGTCACACCATGACAGTCTCTGAGTTGCTCAAGTGGGAGCGCAACGTCCTGATTCCTGCGGCACAGGCTGCAATGGCACCAGACCCCAAGGTAGTGCCAAGTGAATCAGCCTGCCAGTGGTGTCCAGCCAGGGCCATTTGTCCAGCGCACATTGAAACCTTTACCGAGTTTGCTGAATCAGCATTGCCGCAGGCACTTAGCAATGAGCAGTTGGCGTCCTACCTGAACCAAGTCTCCAAGGTTGAGGCGTTCATCAAGGCATTGGAGACTTATGCTGTTAAGTGCATCAAGGATGGTGCGGCGGTCCCAGGCTGGCAGATGGGGTCTAAGAAGTCAACGAGGAAGTGGACTGATGAGACTGAGGCTGTTGGTGCCTTGGTGCTGGCTGGACTCACTCAAGACCAAATCTATCCAAGAGAAATCATATCGCCAGCAGTTGCTGAGAAGCTGCTGAACGATAAAACGGTCACGGAAACCTTGACAACCAAGGTGTCCAGTGGACTCACCCTATGCCGAGCATTCGGCATTGGTGAGTAGTGTCAGTGTGTGTTTAATTCTTAACTCTTAACTCGGAAATCAAAATGCTAAATCTTTCAAGCAACGGCGGTGGGTCTTACATTCGGTTTATGGCGCAGACACGCCAATGGGAAAACTCTAGCAAGGAGTCAATCACATTGCCGCCAATGGTGATGGACATGGACAGTGTTCGCACTGGCTGGCTCCTGCTTGGTATCGGTCAGCGGGATTGGGTGGAGGACGAGTCCATTGGCAAGAAGGGTAAGCAGCCTTCTGCTGACCACAAGCGTGGCTTTAGCGTAAAGCTGTTCTCGAAACCTACAGGTGTCGTTGAGTGGTGTGCGTCTGGTGTCGGTGTCACCAAGGGGTTTGAGGCCATCTACAACGCCTGTGATGCACAGGCTGACCACAACCCAGGCAAGGTGCCAGTCATCAATTACGAGGGTGCAACTGCTCTCAAGATTGGCGCGGGTAACACGGCAATTCCCAATTTCAAACTGAAGAACTGGGTTAACCGTCCTGCTGCCTTGGATGCTGATGGTGAGGCTGTCTATGAGGAGGAAGCACCAGCACCAGCACCAGTACGTCAGGCAGCAAGGCCAGCTCCAAAGCCAGCGCCTGTGGTTGAGGATGACGAGGAAATGTTCAACTAAAATTTAAACGACAAAGGAACCCGGCCTGGTGCCGGGTTTTTTTGACCCTATGAAACAAGAACAATGGAATTTGCTCCTCATTTCACTTGCGCGTCGGGTGTACGAGCTGGAGCAGAGAATAAAAACACTGGAAACTGCACATGGATGCAAAACTGATTGCGGCGGCATTAGGACACTCAAGGCCAGCAGCAAACGGACATTGGCTGGCGTCCTGCCCAGTCCTTGACCACGGACAGGGGAATGGGGATAAGAACCCGTCTCTGTCAGTCAGGGATGAAGACGGGAAGCTGCTGCTGAAGTGTCACGGTGGATGTTCGCAGCACGACGTTTGGGCAGCGGTTAGGGACATGGGGTTGCTGCCTGAGACATCAGAGTGGGTCGAGCCATTGGCTGGCATTGGCAAACGTCTCAATGGACACCATCCACCAACACCAAGGTTACCAGTACCTACTACACCTACTACACCAGTTCAGGTAGAACTAGAGCAGGAGTGGCTGTACGAGGATGAGTCTGGCGTCACCCAATTTGTGAAGCAGAGGTTTCGCACTTCAGACGCCAAGGGTAAGACGTACAAGTTGCTGAGAGTTATGTCTGACGGAACCCGGCAGGCGTCAATGTCGGGTGCCAGGATCATCCCTTATCGTCTCGCTGATGTCTTGGCTGCTGGGTTTCACAGCAAGCCAATATTCATTTGTGAGGGTGAGAAGGCGGCTGATGCTTTGGCATCACTTGGCGTCTTTACTTGTACGTCTCACACTGGTGCCGGGAGTTGGCCTGCTGCCAACAGCGCCTGGTTCAAGGACTTGGCGGTGGTGCTGGTGCCAGACTTTGATGCACCAGGCTATAGATATGCATCCTTGGTAGCGGCTGCACTTCTTCCTATTGCGAAGTCAGTCAGACTCCTGGCGTTACCCGTGGGGCATACGGAGGATGCGTTTGAGTGGGTTGCGACTGGTGGTGATAAGTCTGGCCTGATGGCATTGTGCAAGGGGTTGGAGCCTATCTCTGATGCCTCAGAGATTGTTTATCTCCCACCACCAGCAGAAGAAGAAGACTCTGAGCCAGACGCCGAGGAACTGGAGCCTGATTCTGAAGCACCAGAGCCAATCGAAAGTAAGATTCTCATTGAGGGTTGGGACACGATTCAGGATGAGCCTGTTGAGTGGTTGATTCAGGACGTTCTGCCTCGAAAGGGATTCAGCGCACTGTTTGGACCGCCAGGTTCATTCAAGTCTTTCGTGGCCTTGGACATTGCTCATTCGGTGGCTACTGGTAAGGCTTGGATGGGTAAGGAGGTGTCTGTACCTGGTGCCGTGCTTTACATCTGTGGTGAGGGGCATGGAGGCATTGGGGCAAGGATTAAGGCACTGCGAGTGCATCACAAGACTGAGCCTGGCGCACCAGTCTATGTCATCAGGCACCAACTTAACTTACGCAGCTCAAAGGAAGACGTACAGCAGCTCCAGCTTGCCATCACCAACCTGGTGGCAAGGACTCAGGTCAGGTTTGAGCTGGTGCAGGTGGACACCTTGGCTAGAGCGTTTGGCGGTGGTAATGAGAATGATTCGTCGGACATGGGGTCGTTCATTGCCTCGCTATCAAAGATTCAGCGGCTTTTGGACTGTGCATTGCAGATCGTCCATCACGTTGGTAAGGATGTCACCAAGGGTTTGCGTGGACATAGTTCCTTGCTTGGTGCGTTAGATACTGAGTTGGAACTACAACGTATTAATGATGGGTTACAAGATAATAATATTGCTGGCGCTGGTAATATAACTATTACTAAGCAGAAGGATGGAAGTGACGGTGCTAAGTATGGATTTCGTATGGTCAAGGTTGACTTAGATAATACTAATTTAGGGTTTGAATCTACTCAGAGTTTGGCGGTGGAGGCTACGGATGTGGCTGTAAATGTGCAGCCAGTTGGCTTAAAAAGGACGGGTCAGGGTAAGCACCAGGGCAAGGCAATGGCAGCTTTTGTGGAGTCAATCAGGGAAACTGATCGCATTCAGTCCACCAAGTTTGGTCAAAAGAAGGTGACTTTGGTGTCTCTTTGGCGTGAAAAAGTGTGGCGTGGGTTGGGTAAAACGGGTGAGGTTAAGGGTCGAGATATCGAATTTAAGGCGGCTTGGAGGGCTGCAACCAACCTTGAGGGTGTGACGTTGGACGGTGATTTTGCGTTCTTCACCACCAAGTTTGGCGAGAAAGAGCACTTTTAGGGTGTTCACAAATGGGAACAAATGGGGAACAAATGGTAGACGATTTATGAACAGGAAAGTGTTCACAAATGGGGGCAAGGGTATAACACTTGCCCATTTGTGAACAGTTGGGTGGGTGTTTTGAGGTGGGAACAAATGGAAGGGGAACAAATGGCAAAAGGTAAAACATTGGTGGTGGAGGCTACGCGCTATCCGTTGGATGAGTTCACGGTGAAGGCTGAGTCTTTGGTGGCTAGGTTGGAGCGGGTGAAGAATGACCATGAGGCTAGGTGGGGAATTAGGCGTATTGAGATGCTGGTGGATTCCAGCTTGAGGTTGAGGTTGGAGCAGCAGATGGAGAGGGTCTTCAATGCACAGCAGGAGAGGGACATCGAGAAGATGGAGAAGGCGGTCAACGGGATGGTTAAGGGGTTTGGTGTTCTTGACCAGTGGGCATTAGATAATAATATTGAGCAGCCGAGTATTAATGCAGTGGAGTGGGTTATGCAAGACAAGAGTGTGATGGTGGTGGTCCAGACTCACGCTGATGCAATATATTATCAACAGTTTCGGCCTGATGTTGGTAATAGGCATATATGGTCAATGGAGGAGTTAGAGTTATTATTGCAGTCAGATATTATTAAGGATATTATTAGGGCAAAGGCGTTACTCCCAGGCACAAGGATGGTACAGGTGACGCCAGGTGGTAAGACAGGGTTTGATGACTGGCCTGATGCTGACGTTGACCTGAGCGGGGGAATCAAGGAGCCTTTGTTCAACTTTGAACACGCAAGGATGATGGGTGGCGTTAGGAGCCGTTAAAATCGACTCAGGTGGCATCAAAGGTACAGAGTGGTACTTGGGGTGCTTGGTTCAACGATAGACGATTGTGGAGCGTTTAAAGATGTATGTGAAGCGGAAGGCAGACATCGCCATGCTGGAGTCAATCGACAAGGAAATCGTCTTTTCGATGATCGAGGTGGGTAAGTCAATTGCTAATGTCTGCATTGAATTGGGCATTAGCAAGCGTGCGCTTGAGACTTGGATTGAAGATAACGGTTATGAGCCGGATATACTACGCGCACGCGTGCGTGCTGCCGATATGATGGCTTGCGAGACTGTGGAGATAGCCGACACCATCTCCGACGATAACCCGAGCAAGCCGTTGCACCGCATCAGGACGCGACAGTGGCTGGCCGAAAGGTGGGACGCCAAGACGTACGGCGCGAAACAGGCAGCGGTGACGGTCAACATAGGCAACCTGCGCCTGGACGCCTTGCGCCAGCTTGAGGTGGTTGAGGACTTATCCACAGGCGAAACGTAGACTTTCCAGCTCAATCCTGTGGATAACTACAGGATATGGCTAAAGTGTCTGTATAGCCTGTGGATAAGCAATTTGCTTGTTAACATAATGGACATCGTATTAAGCATTCGGTGCATAACTGCTGTTTCCGTATGTTTTACGCAACATGGTGAGTCCAGGCGCTGGCGGCTCCAGCCTGCCGCGCCAGCCGGGTGACCCCCCCGTCAGCGCCAACGGCGGGGGCGGCAGTTGCAGCACCAAACGCCTACCGAAAAAAATAAAACATAACGTAAAAAATAAAACGTAACGCCAAGCGTTACACGCCAAGCACCCCCCGCCACCCACCACTCGCAACACGCCTTCCAAAAAAAATAAAAAATGCATAATATGAAATATGACCACTGACGCTAATCCGTTTCTTGCCTTTGCCAAGCTGTATAAAAACAACCCTGTGCTGTTTGTAAGGGAAGTCCTTGGCGTTAAGCCTGATCCGTGGCAAGAGGAATTCTTGGGGCATATCGCAGCCAACAACAGGCGCATCAGCGTCAGGTCCGGGCATGGCGTAGGCAAGAGTACGGCAGCGTCATGGGCAATCATTTGGTATCTGCTGCTGCGCTTCCCTGTCAAGATTGTGGTTACCGCACCCACCAGCAGCCAACTCTACGATGCGCTGTTTGCTGAACTGAAACGCTGGGTTAAGGCGCTACCGCCAACGCTGCAGGAGCAGCTGGAGGTGAAGCAGGACCGGATTGAGGTTAAGGAGGCACCG